GGGGTGCAGTATCTTTTGCTATTGAAAAGAAAGTGCCACAGGATCAACTTAAATATTTTACAGGCGAGTATGTAGTAAATATGGTTGGCGATGTTAAAAAGCAACTTGTGCCATTAGACAAACCATTTGAAATTAAACATGGTGGTACAGGCTTTATGTTAATTAAGCGTGAGGTATTTGAAAAGCTAAAAGACAAGTGTCCGTCTTATAAGCACAATATGAATGATGTTAATGACAACTCAAATATGGGCGACCAAGTTGTAGAATACTTTACCACTAGCATTGATGAGCAAAATCATTTGTTAAGTGAAGATTATCATTTCTGTAAACTAGCTAGGGATAATGGCATTAAAGTTTGGGGTGCAGCATGGGCTCAACTAGGTCACACAGGTACTTATCAGTTTAGTGGCAGGCTTGTATGATTATTCCCAACAACATGATTAGCCATGTAGGGAAGATATTTCAAGGTGAATATGCAATAGGTGCTATACCAAATCCATCCATTATAGATATTGGTGCTAATGTAGGTGGGTTTGCAGTATGGGCACATGAGTACTTTGATAAGCCAAAAATTGATTGTTATGAACCTATAAAAGAAAACTATAATTTGTTAAGACAGAATATTGAAGGAACTGATATAGCTGTTAGAAATATAGCCATAGGTAAAGATGATGGTGAACGTATGATGTATTATGGGTTGCATAACTGTGGCGAGGCTAGTATGTTTCAAGGTGAGGAACAAAAAGCAGAAGGGGAAATAGTTAAGATCATGTCTGCAAAACACTTGCCTTATTGCGACATTATGAAGATTGATACAGAGGGTGCAGAGATTGAGATACTTGAAAACCTAGTAAACTTTCCTACTATATTTTTAATAGAGTTTCATTCTGCATACAATAGACGTAGAATTGATGAATTATTACTTGACTATACGCTAATAGAGTGTACAATGCGAGGGTATAATTATGGAATACTTAAATATATTAAATCATCTTTAACAAAGGAGGCAACACATGGATAATATAAATCATCCAAAGCATTACTTGGTAGGTGGTATAGAAGCAATAGATGTCATTGAAAGTCGCTTGACAAAAGAAGAGTTTATTGGATATCTTAAGGGTTGTAAGATGAAATACGACTTACGTTACCCTTTTAAAGGCAAGTTTGAGGAAGATTTAGACAAGTCTGAATGGTATAAAAATAAACTATTAGAAGTAGTTAAAGATGAAGAGGTTATTAATCCACCAGAAGTTGCTGCTCAATTACAAAGACTAGAAATGGTAGACGACTAATCGTCTAGTTCTGGTACTTCAGAGTAAACGGATAAGCCTTCTCCACTAATTTCTATATGGCTACCGTCATCTAAAACTATAATAAGCACGTCTTCCCCGTAATAGGCTTCTGCTTCTACTACCATTTTGCCTACCATGTGCTCACATAACTGTTGAATGTTCATAATTTTCCTTATATGCTGATAACTGATTCTTTTGTAACTTGTTCTGATTTCACTGATCTGCTCCATTTACCACATCCTTGACATTGGAATCGTTGATAGTGTCGTGATAAATTAACTGCTGAACCACGCTTTTGTAATTTGCTAGAACCGCAATTTGGGCATACTGTATTTGCGGAATACGCATTGTGGTTAGGATGGTTTTTAATCCATGCTTTAAACTTGTCATAAACTTTTTCAAGTAGTACTACATCGTTTTTATTGTACTCTTCCATAGTCTTCCAAGCTTTACGATCATCGTTCATACATTTAACCCACAATGTATGACCTTCATGCTCTGTTTTAGAACCTAAACCTAAAGCCTGTGATACATAATCTAGTTTGTTAGAAACAAACCTAAATTGTCTTCTTGCTACTTGTAATAAATCTATCTGTTTGGCAGGTGCTGGAGGCGGCATACCTGCTAATAAAAACTCTTTGTGTAGTATGGGTATGTCAAACCTAGAACCGTTGTAGTGAACGATGGCATCAGCTTCGTCAAGAAGTTTGTGTACAGAGTCTAACATCTTTTGTTTGCCAGATTTTTGAATAGAGTCAAACATAATTTTAGATTCACCGTACCACTTGGCTGCATAGCAAAGGGTATAAGATGATTCTAGTAATTGGTTTATAGAGATGTTTTGGTCAAAGATACCCCAGACATGAGCAGTATTTGGTGCTACTTCTATATCAATAAGTAAAATTTTCATAATAACCTTTAGTTATAAGTTTACTTATTATATACCAAGAAATAGTCTGCGTTCATCCAATCTTCTGTTTTGTAAGCCTTTTAGGACTTTACCACCAGCTCTACAATATTTAACTAGCGATTCCATAGCCGCTTCTTTATCGTTACGAAGCAACGCTTGACGGATGGTTGAACGCTGAAAGCATCCAAGACCCAGATTAAAGCAAAAGCTGACAAGAGCGTCAAACTCATGTTGTCGTAAAGGCACGTTAGGTAACATCTTATGTACTCCCAACTCAAAACGGTTGAGGTCTCGTTTAAGAATTGCATCTATTTCCTCGTTAGTAAATGTTTTGTTCCATTCAGGCGGTAATGTTTTGCCATCACCAATCAAATGACCAATTCCTACTGTCCACAGTTTTGCGGGACACTGGTATGGTTTGTTTCTAACACCTTCGTGATGACGTAGTAACTTGATAAGTTTATCAGATACTTTCACGTTTCTTTTCCCATGTACGAGAGCCGAAATAGAAACCAATAATAGATGCAGTAATAGCCATTTCATCTGAACCAAATACTGCCTCTGAAGCTGTTACAAAATCTACACCTGTCCACATAGCCCAACCTAATGAGATAAGATTAATAAGCACTAACTCACCTACAAAGATAAAGGCTACTACAGGTCTAACCATAGCGTTCCAGTTCTTAACTGTAGGGCTTGCATTTTCTACTAGCTTCTTATCGTGGTCGTATAATGCTTCACGTTCTTGTGCGTATGTTTGAACTTCTATTTGGTCTAGCTTAATAGCTTCTATCTTTTCTTGTGATATAAAGCCTGCTTTAGCTAATTCTAATTCACGTTCTGTTTGTAGTTTAGCCATTTCTCTTTCATGCTTTTGGTCACCTTTTTGCTGAAAGAAACCTAAAACACTAGGTAAGCCTGAAGTAGCGAAACCTAATATACCTGATAGAATACTTAACATCTATAACTCCTTTGGATCAAAGCCATACATTTTGGCTACACGTTTTTGTAATTTAAGAAACAAGCCTTTATGACTTGTGTACTGCTCTGTTTTTGGTGAAACTGTATATACACACATATGCAATATTTCATGGCAAAGTGTAATTAACACAGGGTATAAGTGAGAATGTCTTGCAGTAGATATAGTAATAACATGTGGTTCACCTTTTTCTGGTGGTTGATATTCTCCACATATAGTATCGTCATGCAATACTATAAAGTCTACTTTAGATGCAGGTGGTAATTTGTACTCATCAAATATAGGCATCTCTATAATTGCACTATAGAGGTTAGCTATGTTATTTTCTGTAATGAATGTCATTTTGATAATGGGTTCATTGTGCTACGTTTAACTGTATTTAGTTTATCATCCATTGCATTTACGGTTGCTTCTAATTCTTTACGCAGACCTGATACCATAGCTGAAGTCTCACGAGAGTTGGCAATAGCGTCTGAAGACTTTTCACTAGCTTTCATTATAGATTCAGATAGTTGGTATTGTCTTTCATTTATTGCTTTAACTTGTATTTCTAAACCATTTAATTTAGACTCTATGGGAGCTAAATCTAAACTGTCAACAGCTTCAATTGCCGTAACCATCTTGTTGTAAAAAGTTATGCCTGCGTATGCCGAGCCAGCTACTATTGGCAATGCTATTAAAATCAATTTCAGAAGTGCCGAGCTGGATAAGCTCAAGCTGAAGGTTTTGATTTTTTCCGAACTCATTGTTTATCTCCGTATCAAATTTAAATGCGTCTGTTATTTCTATTTGTTGTATAATAGGTTTATTAAGTATTTCTAATGAAAGAACTATTCCAAATCCATGTACAAGCTCTTTACCCTTTGGTACGTCAAGTTTAGGACTCTCCTTGCTCTCATTCTTTTGTTCAGTCTTTGGTGGGTCTTTTGGGCTGTCTTCTTTTGCTTTTGGCTCACTTTTAGTTTCTTGTTTTGGTTGTTCAACCTTAACAGGAGCTGACTCTACTTTAGGTGGTTCAGGTGCAGCTAATGGGTTTACTTCTGGAGCAACAGCAGGAGGAGGAGGAGGATTATTTACAGGGTTAAGTGGACTACTAGGACTAACAGGTGAAGATACGTTAGTGACATTTGTAGCACTCTTAACACATGTATTATTTGTTTCTACCCATGCTCCCCATACATCATTACCATAAGGGTCAGGACAAGATGAATTTCTTGTTTCTATAACTGAACCTACATAATCTGCTTGACAGGCTAGTTGCCTAGTTTCAACACTTGCCTGACACGTTGGAGGGTCTTGTGTGCAGTTGTTGCTAGTTTCTGTCCAAGCTGACCAGCTTTGCGTAGAACAACTAAAATTCCTGCTTTGATTAACAGCACCGCTATAGTGAGGTAACGTACAAGCTGTGGTTTGATTTTCAACCAAGTCTGAACAAGCAGGTGTTTGATACGCACCGCATATTGGGTCACTTGGGTTATAAGATACGCACCAATAGTCTTTAATTGCAATGATTGGATCAATGCCATTACATACGAGAGAACCTTGAAGCATATAGCCTTCAGGCGTTGGAGTATAGTTGCAATACCAAGCATAAACATTATTTGCCTTTAGTGATAGAAGTAGTAATAGGCTCGTCAAGAACAAGCGGTATCGTGTATGTATCGCCATATAGTTTCTTAAATATAGAAGGGTTACGTTCATACCAACCACGTTTAGCAGCATCACCAATAGAACCGTTTATAGGGCATGGTGAACCTGACTGTATCATGGCTTCAAATACTCTATCATCTTGACAAAGTATAGATACTGCTGCTACTTTAAGACCTAAATCATTAAGAGTTTTAGCCAGTTTAATGCGTTCACAATTAACGTCTTTATAGCCAGAGCCACCACTTAAGCCAAACAATGTACTAGATACAGAACCAGTAACAGGAACAATACAAACGTCTTGGCTAAAAGCACTTATAGAAGGGCTAATGGCACTAGGTGGTGGTTGACCTTT